GATGAAGGAGAAGATGTTGAAAATAACTTATTTTATAGAGATGTGATTGGAAAACAAACTGAAAAATGTCTCAATGGAATTAGTGAAAATTTTATTTTAACTATTGATGATATTAAACAAAGGCTTCCAGCTGGTTTCATGGGAACACTTGGTTCATGGGCTAGAATGGTAAAAGATTTAAATACAGCTAAAATGAGAGGAATTGCTAGAAAGATTGGAATTGATGAAAAAGAATTAAATAAATTATTTGATTTATCTAATAAATATATGAATTGGGTATATCAAGATATAGCAATTCCTGAATTTTTATAATGAGGAATAAAAATGGAAAAATCTAAGAAATGGCAAACATTTGAAATTTCTCTTGAAAGACTTTTTATAGAAAAAGAAACTCAAAAAGCATATTTATTTAAATTTGAGATAGGTTTATTTGAAGATTATCGTTTCTGGTATCCAAAAGTATTGGTAAATAAAATGCGTGAAAGTGTAGTAATTTCATATCAAAATAATGACGAGTTTCCAAGAAAAGTATTTCTTAACAAGAAAAAAGAATTGATTTTATCAATGCCTAATTTAATAGAGCTTTTAGACAAAGCTTCATTAAACTTTTATGACAATATAGAAAGATTAGAAACTTACATTCCAGAAAAAATTTTTAAAGAGGTTGAAATAGATGAGGAATTACTTGCCTGATCAATTAAATTGTATAAAAAAATTAAAAAGATTTAAAGTTGGAGCTTTATTTATGCAAGCAGGAACAGGAAAAACTCAAACTGCTGTTGGTATTATAAATTCAAGAGAAGATATAGATAAAGTTTTATGGTTTACACCTTGTCAAACTAAGAAAAATTTGAAAGAGGAACTTGAAAAGTGTTCTTTAAAATATGAAGTTGAAATAGTGGGAATAGAAACTTTAAGTAATTCTAAAAAAACTTATTTTGAATTATTAAATAAATATTCAAACTGTAATTTTTTCTGTGTTGTAGACGAAAGTATAAAAATAAAAAATTACTGTGTAAGAACTCAAAGAATAACAACAATTGGAAGAAAAGCAAAGTACCGTTTAATTTTAAATGGTACTCCTCTTTCAAAAAATTACCTGGATTTATATAACCAGTTTAATTTCTTGAGTGAAAAAATTTTTAAAATGAATTACAACGAATTTTATAACACATTTGTTATAGAAAAAAGAGTTGTTAAAAATCGTGTAATTAAAAAAAGATGGTTAGAAGGTTTCACAAATCTTGATTATTTATTTAGTTTAATAAGTCCTTTTATTTATAAAAGCGATTTAAAACTAGATATAAAAAAAGAAACTAAGATTATTGAGTATAGAGCTGAGGATGAAATAATTGATGAATACCTTATTTTAAAAGAAATCTTTATTGAAGGTATCAGGACAGAAGATGGACAACTATTAGGAAATCTTCAAAAATTACAACATTCTTATGCTGCTAGTTTAAATAAAAAAGAAGAATTAAGAAATCTTTTAAACAATCTTAAGAGTGAAGGAGTTCCAACAAAAAAAATAATTATTTTTTATAAATATCTGGTTGAAGAAAAATTACTAAGAAATGAATTTAGTGAATATACTTTACTAAGTTTACAAAAGCATACATTTGGACTAAATTTACAAAGTTCAAATATAATTATTTTTTATAATTTATCTTGGGATTATGCACTAATGGAACAAGCAGAAAGTAGGATATATAGAACTGGACAGAAAGAAGATTGTAGAATATTTTATTTAATTTCCACATTTGGATTAGATGAAATGATCCAAAATAATTTAAAGAAAAAGGAAGATTTCTTATGGGAATTGAAACAAAAAACCATACAAGAAATTGAGGAGAAACTATGAAGATATATAAAGACCAAGATGTTTTATCTGCTGCAAGAGATAGATATAAATTTATTTTTAATAATTTTGATAATGTATGTTTTTCTTTTAGTGGTGGAAAAGACAGTTCACTGATGATACAACTAGCTAATATAGTAGCAAAAAAACTTAATAAAGTTTTTGATGTTATGTATATAGATTTAGAAGCTCAATACAAACATACTATTGAGCATGTGTATGAATTAAAAGAATTAAGTCAAATAAGAGACTTCTATCATATAGCTTTACCTCTTTATTTGAGAAATGCAGTATCTGTTTTACAACCAAAATGGATCTGTTGGAAACCAGAGGATAAAGAACTTTGGGTAAGAGATTTACCAAAAGATAGTATAAATTTAACAAATAATTATCTACCATTTTATGATAGAGTTATGGAGTTTGAAGAATTTGTTCCCTCTTTTAATAAATGGTATGCAGATACCAAAGGTGGAATGTGTGCAGTAGGAGTTGGGATAAGAGCTGATGAAAGTCTTAATAGATTTAGGACAATCGCAATACCTAAGAATAAAGTTATGTTTAAAAAAAAGCCTTGGACAACTCAAATTTATAAAAATACTTTTAACTTTTATCCATTATATGACTTTAAAACCCAAGATGTTTGGGGAACTATATCATTATTAGATTTAAAATATAATAAAATCTATGAATTAATGTATAAAAATGGATTATCTATTCATGAGCAAAGACTGTGCCAACCTTATGGAGATGACCAAAGAAATGGGCTGGACCAGTTTAAAGCTCTTGAAGCTGATACCTGGGAAAAAATTTTGAATAGAGTTAATGGAGTTAATTTTGGAAATATCTATTGTAGAAGTTATGCACTAGGAAATATAAAATCTTTTAAGCCTGATTTTATGACTTGGGAACAATATACTGTATTCTTATTAGAAAGCTTAGGACTTTATAATAGAGATTTAATGCTTCATTACTATGGAAAAATTAAAAAGTTCATGGAATGGTATAAAACACATGAAAATATAGATATTATTCCACAAGAAGGTGACCTAAAATTAGAGCAACAAAAGAAAATTATATCCTGGAGAAGAATTGCAAGAGCAATTGAAAAAAATGATTTTTATATGAAAAGATTATCTTTTGGAGAAAATAAAAAAGATAATGAAAAATTGCAACATTTGATGAAAAAATACAACAACTTATTGGAGGTAAAAAGATGAAAGAAGTATCAATGGAAGTTTTAAATGTCCAAATGGTTGATATAAATAAAGTTGTAGCTAATGACTACAATCCAAATAAAGTAGCAAAACCTGAAATGAAATTACTAGAAAGATCAATAATAGATAATGGCTTTTGTATGCCAATTATTTGTATATATGATAAAAAAAATGATAAATATGTTATAGTTGATGGCTTTCATAGATATACTGTTTCATTAAAATTAAACCTGGAACAAGTTCCAGTTGTTGTTTTAAAACATGATATTAAAAAGAGAGTTGCTGCAACAATTCAATTCAATAGAGCTAGGGGAACACATCAAATTCCAGATATGGCAAAAATTGTTTTATCTCTTTATGAGAAAGGCTGGAACGATTATGAAATATCAGAACATTTAGGAATGGATTTAGATGAAGTAATAAGATTAAAACAAATGAATGGTTTAAAAGAAGCATTTGCTAATCATATTTTTTCCAAAAGTTGGGAAGAATTTGAAAAAAATAATATAACTGAAAAAGAATAAATTATTGATAAAAAGAGAAGTAAAGAAATTGAAAATATAGGAGGAAAAATGAAAGAATTTAAAATGAAAGCCTGGTTGAAGAAAGAAAAGAAAATGGTTGCTATTATTGGAATAGATTTTAACTATGAATATATAAGATACACAGAGGATGGTAATTTATTTAATGAAAATTATAAAACTGCTGAATTTAAAGATATAGAACTTCTACAATTTTCAGGAGCAAAAGACAAAACAGGTCAAGAGCTTTATGAAGCAGATGTAATTAAATTCAATGATGGTATAGATGATATTTATGGATTAATTTCCTATGATGATGAAGATGGGAGTTATCGTGTTTCTTATGAAAATATTACAGAACATCTTTCAAACCTGGAAGGAGATTTTGAAATTGTTGGTAATATTTTTGAGAATCCACAATTACATGAACAACTAGGATATTAGGTGAGTTAAATGGAAAAAGTTTGCAAATGGTGTTCTAACTATAACAAAGGCAAATGTACTATTTTGAATGAAAAACTTATTGTAGATGAGCCTGAAACATATGATGAAATTTTAGAAAAGATAAATAGATTTTTCAACAAAAAGTTT